GCTGCTGGAACAGCAGAACTACTGGAACCAGCAAAAGAAATATCAGGAACAATTCTTCTTATATAATGAAATCTATCACCATCACCTATATCCATCACTGTGCTTTCAACAAAACTTGTCATGGCAGAAGTATCATCATCATATCCGCTCTCATGGTTAAATAAATGACTACCACCTGCTGCTATAGGAAACTGACGGCTTCCTCTATCAATCCATGCTGTTCTTATCATTGTGCCAAAATACCATATTTTTTGACCATAATTATATACAACATATCGGTCATTTTCATTCGATGATGCACTTGGATAGAACCAAAACACTTCAGAATACTCAGAGTTTACACCAGCAACAACTTTTTGTGATTGCTCTGAGTTAAAATCTAAAAATACTTTTTCTTTTACACTACATGGTAGATGAGCAGTTTGACCGCTATGAATATAAAAATTGTCAATACCCATCCAAAACACTAAATCTTCTGTTGCTACTGCTGCACCAGAACTTGCGATTGTAATATTAGAAGATAATTGAGTTAAACCAAATGTAAATGGAGGTCCAATAAATCGCATAGAATGTAATGATGTGTCCGTAAAAACTAATATTTCTCTTTTTGTTTCAACGGCTTGTATAAATTCAGAACCTGCACCAAGCCTTAAATCTCCTGCAGTATTACCAGCATGAGGAAACCAGTCTAAAAAATCTTCCTGACTACTAAAACGAATTAACAATGGATCTTGCACGGATGACCCAACAGGATTACAACCAAAAGCAATCACATGTCTATCTGTATCAGAAACAAGAATCTGTTTAGCAACACTTGGCGTTTGTGGCGTAAATGTTGCGGTTAAATTACTTGTTGTTCCTGTAGCAGCCGCAGATATTGTAAATGCTGTGCCATTAGAATTAATCGCTGAAACAAATGCTCCTGACGGAATATCTGTACCGCTAATTAAAAAACCAATTTTTACATTTGCAGTGCTATCCATAGCAAGAGTGGTATCGCCATCTGTATCTACTGTGCTGTCTGTAAAAGT